CGTCGTGCTGCTCTTATCTCCCTGTTCTCTGCTGACGACCAAGAAATGATTTCAGCCAAGACAGGAAACTGGTGGGAAACCAACCCACAGCGAGGTAGAGCAAACAACTCTGTTGTGCTCCTTCGCCACCGTATCACCAAGGAATACTTCCAAAACTTATGGGAGAGGGTAAAAGAATCAGGTAGTGGAGAACCGGGATTTTATTTTTCTAATGATAAAGACTGGGGAACCAACCCTTGCTGCTTGGATGGTGATACTCTTGTTTCTACTGATGCTGGGCTTATTACTATCCGTGATTTGGTTTCCAAGGTGAATGAAGGCGAAGAAATAAATGTGCTTTCATATGACGAAGAAACTGGTGGATTGGAATATATGTTGGTTGAGGCTGGTGCTATGACGAGGGCTGATGCTGATGTAATAAAGATTGAGACAGAGGACGGGCAAGTCATTACTTTGACCCCCGACCACAGGGTCTTCACGGAGAACAGAGGGTATGTGGAAGCAGCCCAACTAACCGAGGAAGATATATTGCTATTTATTGAATAAAAAAGGGCTTTTCGGGTTTTAGCATACTATTTATAGTATGGAAACAATACAAGGATTGGAACCCGAAATGAACCTACAAGAAGCAATAGAGACAATATACCTGAACTTGGATAAAGGAAAGGAGAAGGACATACCGGAAGAGTTTGTGAAAGAATACGAAGAGTATGCCTCAAAGAGATTTGCGGAGATTGGAAACTCGGCAAAAGCATCAAACAAAAGAATGTTTCTTTTGGATAATGTAAGCAGGGTTTTTCCAACAGAATACCGCTTTGTAAAGGATCACATATCGTCTTTGTATGAAGAAGGCAACGGGCTAAAAAGAATAGCAAAAATGGTTGGTCTAACTTATACAAGGACGAGAACTCTTTTCCGTATTCTTGGTATTGAGATAAACAAGGGCACCAATGTTGTTTATGAGAAGACAAGGCAGGTTAGAAGTGAGAACCTCAAAGAAATGTATGAGAAGAGAACTGGCTGGTTTAGAACATTTGAGAGAAAGACCAACAAAACTTCTCGTGGTATTCAGGGGTATTACTACAACAAGAGCCGAAGTAAGTTTGTTTGGCTCCGCAGCACATATGAGTATGTTTATGCGAAGTGGTTAGACAAGCAAGGTATTGATTGGGATGTGGAGCAGCAAACATTTGAGTTGGAAGGCACCACATACAGACCAGACTTCTTCATTTACGAAGATGGAGTTTTGGTGAAGATCGTTGAGATCAAAGGATATTGGGCGAGAGGCATAAAGAAGACAGATGAACTCTCGGCAAAGTTAGACATAGATGTCGTATTGATAAGGAATATTGAGCCTTACTGCGATAAACCATACAAGAAGGAGTTGTTAGAATGGAAACTACAAAGACAATCAAACGAACGAAAATCAAACGAATAACCGTAGAAAAAAACAGGGATGTATATGATATACAAGTGAGGAAGAACCACAACTTCTTTGCGAACGGGCTGCTGGTTCATAACTGTGAAATCGCACTCCGTCCTTACCAGTTCTGTAATCTAACAGAGGTAAATGTAAGCGATGTTGAGAGCCAAGGCGAGTTGAATAGTCGTGTGAGAGCCGCTGCCTTTATCGGCACACTACAAGCAGGCTACACCGACTTCCACTACCTGCGTGATGTTTGGCGAAGAACCACAGAAAAAGAAGCACTTATCGGCGTAAGTATGACTGGTATTGCTTCTGGTAATGTTCTCAACTTAGATATGACTGAGGCTTCCAAAGTTGTTACAATGGAAAATGAAAGGGTTGCTAAGGTCCTTGGGATCAACAAAGCAGCCAGAACAACAACAGTCAAGCCAGCAGGAACAACTTCTCTTACCTTGGGAACTTCCAGCGGCATTCACGCTTGGCACAACGACTACTACATCCGTCGCCTTCGTGTAGGCAAGAACGAAGCAATCTACACTTACTTGTCTATCTACCACCCAGAGATGATTGAGGATGAATACTTCCGTCCCCACGACACAGCAGTCATTTCAGTTCCACAGAAAGCACCAGAGGGTGCGATTATGAGAACAGAAAGCGCACTCCAACTTCTCAAAAGGGTTGCTCTTGTAAGCGACAAGTGGGTCACACCGGGAACAAGAAGCGGTCAAAACACTCACAATGTATCAGCAACCATTTCAATTAAGGAAGACGAATGGACTGATGTAGGTGAATGGATGTGGGACAATAGAGATGTTTATAATGGTCTATCAGTCCTACCACACGACGGTGGAACCTACAAGCAAGCCCCATTTGAGGACTGCTCCAAAGAAACCTACGAGGCTATGTTGGAAACACTAACCGAGGTTGATTTGACTAAGGTTGTAGAACTTGACGACAACACAGACCTTTCAGGCGAACTGGCTTGCGCTGGTGGTGCTTGCGAAGTAAAGTGAAAAAAGTGCTTGACTTTTTCTCAAAAATGGTTATTATGTAAATGTAGAATAGACTAACGGAGGAAATAATGTCTAACGAAACTGATGATAAAACAAAGCAAGAATACATTGGAAACTTCATTCGTGCCCTCGCACAAGTTGAAGCAGAGATGTTGCCTTACCAAGAGCACCGACGGGACCTGCGAAAGAGTTATGTCCAAAACGGCTGGCTCTCTAAGGAAGAACTGTCTGCTGCAACCAAGGCTTATCGTATGTTGAAAAACGACGAGGACCTTGAACAACTGCTGGATATGTATGAAAAAGTATCCAAGGTTTCTTTCTAGGGGGACAAATGAAGTTTCACCCAAAGAACAGATACTTGCTTGTAGAAACCCAGCCGCAGGAGGACACCAACACAGGTGTCCTTTTGCCCGAGGGTTATACACTTCGCAAGGATAAGTATGTAACTGCTACGGTCCTAAGTTCGGCAAATGATTGCAAAGAAAAGATTACTCAGGGCACCCAAGTAGTAGTAGATGCTGCAATGCTAGAAGAAGTAAGTGTTTCAGGTAAAACCTACGAAATCGTTTTAGAAAACTATGTTGTAGGATTGTTGGAATAATAAGTTCTTTTATTGTTCTCGCCGACTATTTATTGTCGTATCCAAGGCACGAACTTTGTGCCTTATTTTTTGCGAGGAACCAAATAATGAAACTTACTCTTATTGCTATTGCTGGCTTTATGGCTGTTGCTGCTCCTGTTTTTGCTAATGAACCAGTTGTTGTGAACTACAAGATCAAGATTGATAAAGACGAGAACTTTGAAGAACAACTCAAAAACAACGAAGCGTTCTACGAGCAACTCAAAGGAAACAATCTTTTCTCTAACTGGACCAAAGACGGGCAGGAAATCCCAGAGAACGCCAGCGAAATGTATAAGAAGCCAACACTTACAGACGAAGTTGTAGAAGGAAATCAAGAGACAGACTATATCAAATGCGAAAGAGGTACTGTTACAAAGTAGATAAACTTGTTATAGGCTCAGACCTATCCTCACTAATCTACGCATACCTCACTAATAGCACTCTCATTCTAAGAGAACAGGTCCCACCCACAGCATTTGAGTTTCTGCCTCTTGACTTCCCTCTACAACTCTTCCACCACGAACCAACTATCAAAGAACTAAAAACAATAGACGGCATAATCCAGATTGGAACGCCGAAGATAGAACTTTGGAATAGACTTATTTTTATTATGTCCTCGGCAGGAAAACTGCCTTTTGGATTGAAAGAGATTACTATTAGGCAGACAGGCGACACAACCCTGACTGTGAAAACAAAGTCCCGCAACTACGACTACGAAGCAGCCGAGATTATAAAAATAAAGAATACTCACCACAAGCACAAGGTTTATGACTGGATCAACATTAGATCTATCGGCGAAACAGACTTGGAGTATGTAAAGTTAGAAGACAACTTTATTTCAGAGTTATACATTTATCCTTCCCTCCGCCACGGAACCAAGCAAAATGATAGGGACCTCTTAGCAATCTCAAATCTAAGCGATAAGGAACTGGAAATGTTTGACTTTTCCGAAACCATAGCGAGGATCAAAATAAGAATGGTCCTAAGCGACTTGGGTATCAAAGGACCACGCAACGGAAAGAACCCAACTTATCCAAGATCACCAGAAAGATTCAAGTATGCTCCAATCAAGTTAGAGCACGACTGCCGAGAGATAAGAAAAAACAAGACAAACAACAGCGAAGAAGAGATAGTCCAGTCTTTTCTAAGCGAGAACAAAACACTTTCAGAGATTAATTATTTGTATAGGTTTGGTAATCTTGTTTCATTCGCAGGAGGAAAGAAAAATGATTAGAGACAAATACAGGATTGGTGCTGGAAACATAATGACCTACACCAAGCCAGCCAACGATCAAAAGATTACACCAATCAACGGAGCAGGTGCGGTGAATAACAATAAAGAAAAAGAACCAGCAGTTATTCTACACTTGGAAGAAGACGAAGAGAAATGCTGATAAAACATTTAGCAGGAGTTGTTCCAGTAGCAGGACAGCCATTAGATTTTAATTTCCCTTGGCACGACTGCTTACAGCCAATCGGACCAGATTATTTAGCAGTTGAGCGAGCAGTAATAGAATGTGCTTGGGCTGGTTGTAAAACCATTTGGATTGTATGCCACGACGATATGCAGCCACTAATCAAGCACAGGCTAGGTGATTACATACTAGATCCTGTTTATGTAAATCGCAAACACGACCGTGGCGGCATAGCAAACAACCAACGACAAATACCAATCTACTATGTTCCTATCCACCCAAAGGACAGAGACAGGCGAGATTGCTTGGCTTGGTCTGTTTTGTATGGTGCTAACTCAGCCCACTACATTAGCAAGAACATAAGCAAGTGGACCATACCAGACAAGTTCTATGCTGCGTTTCCCTACGGCGTTTATGATATGAGGTTCCTGCGAGAGCAAAGAAGAACAATAGCAACAGAGCAAAGTTTCTATTTGAGTTGGAACGGCAAGACAATCAAAGACGGGTTATACCTTGGCTTCTCATTCACGCCAGAGGAGTTCATAAAATACAGAAGGCACCTACGCCAAACTTCAACAGGCGAGTATGTCCCAAGCAAAAACGGCGAGATCCCAAAAGAAAGATTACCTTTCAAAGAAAGATACTCAGCAAGGTATTTTTCTCTTGACAACGTGTTTGGAATAGGCGATACTAACGGTGCGAATGTGGTGAGTATTCCTGATTATCATAACATAGATAGTTGGGACGGGCTGAGATCTTATCTAGGTTCAGACCATAGAATGATTAGGCACAACTCACTTCTAAAAGGAAAGAGTTATAACAGGATAGGAGAGGAAGAAAATGACGGAGAGAACGAAGAGTAGCATACCATTTACAAACCTACACTCACACACGGTTGTAGGCTCACCCTTTGACGCCCTAGGATACCCAGAGGCTCACATAGACTTTTGTTATAGCAACGGTATGGACGCTATGGCTTTTACAGACCACGGCAATCTTAATTCCCTGCCTTATACTGTTCTACATACTCAGAAAATGCGGAAGGAAGGCAAGAACTTCAAGCCAATCTTCGGCGTGGAGGCTTATTTTATTCCATCTGTAGAGAAATGGAATGAGGAAAGAGATAGAGTAAAACAAGACAAGAGGCGAGCCAGCGAAGTCAAAGACGATACCAGTATGTCTATTGAGAACGAAGCAGAGACAAAACGCTCCAAGAGCATTCTAAACCAACGCTCTCACCTTGTTCTCCTAGCACAAAACCAGACAGGGCTAAACAACATTTTTGCTATGATTTCCAAGTCTAACTCAGACGATTACTTCTTTCGTTTCCCAAGGGTAGACTATGAAGTTCTGCGAGAACACAGCGAAGGTGTGATTGCTTCTAGTGCTTGCCAAGGCGGAACCTACGCTGCGAACTTTTGGAAGCACTGGGACAGCGAGACAGAACAAATCAAGGACGAAGAAGCCTGTTTGGAAGACTTCCGTGAGACTACCAGAAATATGATAGAGATCTTTGGTGATCGTTGGTATGGCGAACTCCAATGGCACAGCGATAAAAAGCAACACCTAATCAACAAACTGGTAATCCAAATGCACAAAGAGTTTGGTATCAAACTAATCTCCACAGCAGACAGCCACTACCCAAGCCAAGAGGCTTGGAAAGACAGGGAACTCTACAAGAGACTAGGCTTCTTGGGCAAAGGCAAACCAGATTGGTTGTCCAACGAACTGCCTGAAAGCGTAACAGAAGTAGGCTACGAACTCTACCCAAAGAACGGCGACCAGATGTGGGAGAGTTATAAACACTATTCAGAAATGAATAACGAAACCTATGATGACGATTTGATTATGGATTCCATCACGGAAACCCACAACATCGCTTTCAATCGCATTGAAGATTTTATGCCGGATAATGAAGTGAGACTTCCTTCTTTCGTTGTCCCTGACGGATACACGGCAGACGCAGCACTAGAAACAATCAGCCTAGAAGGTCTCAAAAAACTTGGACTGTTAGACAACAAAGAATACCAAGAGAGATTAGAAGAAGAACTCTCCGTGATTTCTGACCGAGGGTTTAGCAAATACTTTCTTACAATGAAGGCTATTGCAGACACGGCAATGGATCACCAACTCACAGGTCCGGGTCGTGGGTCTGCTGCTGGTTCTCTTATTGCTTATGTCCTTGGTATTACTCAGGTTGATCCAATCAAATACGGATTGCAGTTTGCTCGTTTCCTTCGCAAAGATGCGACAGACTATCCTGATATCGACTACGATGTATCTGGTCCAATGGAATTGAAAGAGATTATGCAGGAGAAGTGGGGAGACACTACGGTTGTGCCTATCTCTAACTTCAACACTCTGCAACTGAAATCTCTGGTAAAGGACATCTCAAAGTTCTACGACATTCCATTTGCAGAAGCAAACGCAGTTACTTCCAGAATGGTTGCAGAGGCTACACCAAAAGCCAAAGCCAAACACGGCATCAAGTCAGGTGTTTATGTTCCAACCTTCGAGGAACTAATGGAGTTCTCTGATAGTCTGCAAGGCTACTTACAGAAGTATCCTCACATCAAAACTCACATTGAAGCAATCTATGGGCAGGTTCGCTCAACGAGCCGACACGCAGGTGGAGTTGTGGTAGGCGAAGACTTGGACAAGCACATGCCTCTTATCCGCAGTGGTGGTGTTCTACAAACTCCTTGGTCAGAAGGTCAGAACGTTCGACACTTGGAGCCACTTGGGTTCATCAAGTTCGATGTGCTTGGACTTGCTTCTCTTCGTATGATTGAGACAGCAGTCCGACACATTCTAAAGCGACACTATAACAATCCTAACCCAACATTCAAAGACGTAAAGGCTTACTATGACGAGTATCTCCACCCAGACAAGATTGATCTGAAAGACCAGAAAGTATACAAGAACATTTTCCACAAAGGAAACTGGGCTGGTATCTTCCAGTTCACAGAGGGCGGAGCGCAGAACTTCTGTAAGCAAGCAAAGCCAAAGAACATTATTGATATCTCTGCTATTACTTCTATCTATCGTCCGGGTCCTTTGGGTGCTGACGTAGACAAACGGTATGTAAAAGCAAAGGAGAACCCAAGGGAAATCTTCTATGCGAACAAGCAGGTAAAGAATGTAACACAAGAAACTTATGGCTTCCTTATCTTCCAAGAGCAGATTGCTTCCTTGGCTCACCAGTTAGGTGAAGACATTAGCCTTGACGAAGGAAACCTGCTTCGTAAGTTGCTGACCAAGAAAGGAACAGGCAAGGGCTTTGAGGAGAAAGACAGGATCCGCAAGAAGTTTGTTACAGGCTGCGTCAATAAGAAAATGACGGAAGCCCAAGCAAATGGTTTGTGGGAAACCTTTGAATACTTCTCTGGTTATGGCTTCAACAAATCTCACGCTGTATCTTATTCTATCTTGTCGTTCCAATGCGCTTGGTTGTTGAACTACTATCCAGCAGAGTGGTTGGCTTCATTCCTTGATAAAGAACCCGATACTAAAAAAGAAAAGGCTATTGGTATTGCTAAGTCAATGGGCTTCAAGATTGAGCCACTCAACGTCAATACCTCTGGTAAAGTCTGGGAGATTAGTGAAGACGGCAAGACACTTATCCAGCCGCTTACTTCTATCAAAGGCTTGGGCGATTCAGCAATGGACCAGATCCTTCTGCACCGACCATTCAATACAATTGAAGAGTTCTTGTTCCACGAAGACGTAGTATACTCTAAACTAAACAAGAAAGCCCTTGACGTTCTTTGTCGTGCTGGTGCTCTTAGGACTTTGCAGGACGATAGATTTACAGGAGCAAAGCACTTCTGGTCTTGCGTTGCTGTTGATAGACCAAGGAAAGACAAGGACTTACACGAGAACATTGAGAAGTATGCTGACGAAGGAGACTTCACAACAGGAGAAAGGATCCAGTATCTAACAGATCTAACTGGTATCTTCCCAATCAACTTGGTTGTGAAAGACGAAACACTCAAACATTTAGCAGACAACTACATTCCTGCTATCTCTGAGTATGACCCAGAACTAAGCAACATTGTCTGGTTTATTCCTCGCAAGGTTACTGTAAAGAAAACTAAGAATGATAAGCACTACTATCTTGTAGATGTGATTGACGACAACAATGTAATCACAAATATTAAATGCTGGGGTGTAAACCCTCACAAAGACATTCTACAAATCAACAGACCTTACTTGGCTAAACTAGAGCACAACGAGCAGTGGGGTTTCTCTACTCGTTCTATCTACCATAACTTCAAGGTGTTATAGTGAACCCACAAGATAGATTCAAAGACTACCAAGGCGACAAATGTTGGCAAGGTTACATTAGAGAATTGAACTTGGAAGAAGATCTCCAAGCCGCTGGTCTAACAGAAGAAGAAGCAAATGAACTTCGGACCAGCGACTTTGATTTCGTTTATGTTCCCAAGGAAGATAAGGAAGGTTGCCGAGAGATAAAAGAGTTTATTGAGCGACACGAATGGTTGGGGAAGCAAAGCCAAAGAAGCACACATAGGTTTTGTGCTAGACTAAAAAAGAATAATGCCTTGGCTGGTGTTGTGATTATGGCAACCCCAAACGCTTTCTCTAATCTGCTTGGACCAGAAAACAAAGACAAAGAGAAACTAATCTCCCGTGGTGCTTGTATCTCTTGGGGTCCAAAGAACCTTGGCTCTTGGTTGATTATGTCTTCTCTTCGTTGGATGGTTGAGAACACAGAGTTCAGATACTTCACAGCCTACTCTGACCCAGAAGCCAAAGAGTTGGGAACAATCTATCAAGCCTGCAACTTTACTTACTTAGGGCAGACAAGTGGGACAGCCAAGCAATACCTTGACCCAGCCCACCCCCAGAAAGGCTGGTTCTCTGACCGAGAGTTCAGAAAGAAATCCAAGTATCAACGGTATGCCCAAGCAATCGGCATAGACAAAGCAACTTGGAAAGGGTGGATGAAAAAGTATTCACCCAACTGGGAAATAATCCCAGAGGACATAAAAGTAAAAATCAAAGCAGAAGAAGAAAGATACAGACAATCTTGTAAAGAAAGACCTGTTCCTGCTAAACACAAGTATGTTTGTATCCTCGGTTCTTCTCCGGGCGAAACAAAGTATTACAAGCGATTGTTCAAAAAACTAAACCCAAAGAAGGCAAACCTGCCTTACCCACAGGAGCGAGGGAAATGATAAAGAAGTGTTCCAAGTGTGGTGAAGAGAAGCCAGCAACATTAGAATATTTTCATAAGTTCCGCAATGGTCTTACTGCTGAATGTAAACCGTGTCGTGCTGAACGAGGCAAAGCCTACTACGAAGCAAACAAAGAGGCTATTGCTGAACGAGACAAAGCCTACTACGAAGCAAACAAAGAGGCTATTGCTGAACGAGAAAAAGCCTACTATAGAACCCCAAAAGGCAAGTTCGCTGATATAAAAAGAGTAGCAAAGAGAAGAGACATAAACTTCTCTCTGCCCTTTGACCTATATGAGAGCCAACTATGGGGTAAGCCTTGTCATTATTGCGGGTGCGAGATAGAGGCAACTGGGCTTGACAGGAAAGACAATGGCAAAGGTTATGAAGTGGGCAATGTTGTGCCTTGTTGTTTTGATTGCAATAATAAGAAAAAAACCAAACCATACCAAGTCTTTATTGAGGAAATGATAAATGAATAAACCATTACTAATCGGCACACTGCTTTTCTTATCAGGGCAAACCTTTGTCTGGTTCCAAACCAACTCGCAACTGGTATGGGATTGGTGGAGAGACAAACCACTTATGGCTGTTGCTGCTTATGCCCTACCAATTGGTTTATCTTTTTGGTATGCTACTAAGTATATTTATGCAGCAACAGGGGAACTTTGGACTGCAAGGTATGTAGCATTCGGGGCTTCTTATTTGGCTTTTCCTTTCCTAACTCACTATTTCTTAGGGGAGTCTATGTTCACACCAAAGACCCTAATCTGCACAGGGCTGGCTATTCTAATCGTATGTATCCAGTTCTTTTGGAAATAAGGAGAAATAAATGAGAAAACAAGGGGAACAAGCAGCAATGCTCATAGAGAAACTGCGACAAGTATTCAAAGCAAAAGGCTATGCTTTCTTTGAGCAAGGAGACTACAATCTAAACATTATTGGTGTTCGCAATCAATCAGCCAAAGCAGATACATTTGACGATCACCTCTGCGCTGTCTATAAGATAGACGACGAATGGGTTGTGGATTGTTGGGCAGCAACAACAGAGCCGGGAACTTCAATCCTGCAAAGACCTATTGTAAAAGGTGGAGCAGCCATTCTTGTGCCTGACCAATACCGAGGCGTATACAAGATTGCTACTCACGGAGGCAAGCGCAGATACACAGCACTCTGCCAAAGGCTCGGACCTGTGAAGATCTGGCGAGACGACAACAAAGACAGAAAGCCAGACTACGAAGGACCAATCCAAGAAGGATCTTTTGGGATTAACATCCACAGACAATGGGGACCAGACGATAGAGAATACACAGGCGGCGTATCAGCAGGTTGTCAAGTATTCCAAAGCAGCAAAGACTTCTACCAGTTTATGGAACTCTGTCACATTTCAGCCGAGACTTATTCAAATAAGTTTACCTACACTCTAATAAACGACACAGATTTAGAAAAAACACTTGACTTATGTATCTAGCCGTTGTATAGTTTATCTATAACTTTTGCAAAGGAGATAGTGTGAATATCGGATACGCCTGTATTAACTGCGAACTGTCTGAGTTGCCCAAGGACGAGCGTGTGACTACCAACAGAACTATGATAAAGCGCACCTTCCACGAGAAGGGCATCGCATACGCTTCTGAACTTGCTTTGGCTAACTGCCGTGACCTTCTC